GAGACTACAACCGCAGACGCAGAGACCGACCAAAAAGATGTTCTTTTACAGTCAACCGAAACCGAGGAATCGGAGGAGGAAACGGAAGAGATAGCAGAAGAGGAGGAGTCAGAATCGGAAGAAGCTGAACCGCCCAAAGCTGTCGGCAAACTGCTTAAACAGGTTAATAAACTGACCGCCCGAGCAAAGTCAGCCGAAGAAACAGCCGAAGCGTTACAAGCTCAAATCGAATCACTAAAGACAAGCCCTCAGAAGCAATCGGAATCCAGTCAGCCAGCTTTGGAAGAAGTCCAAGACTTTCAGTCTTTGGAAACTCTTCGGAAGGAAGCTCTTGCCGCTAAGCGTTGGTCGCTCCAACACATCGGAAAAGATTTTATCGAAGTCGATGGGAAGGAATATGCCGATGAGGATATCAGAAATATTCTCACCCAAGCAGAAGATTATCTAACGGAGAAAATACCCGAAAGGGCGCAATATCTCCAGGCATCCGCTCAATGGCAACAGGATACGATCAACACTCATCCGTGGATTTCAGATAAAGTCGATACTGATATAGCCGAAGAACGGAGATCCGTTTTAGGTCAGATAAAAAGTCAGTATGCAGACATTCTAAAATCCCTACCTAATGGTGATTTTGTAGCGGCCACACTCGTAAGAGGGGTTGAAGCGATTAAATCAGATCAGGCAGCCAAGTCGGCCAAGCCTAAAGCCAAAAGGGTAGCCAAAGCACCACCTTCATCGATGGGCGATTCAAGTCCACCGGTACAGACCTCAGCCACTCGAAAGACTGCAAATAAACAAAAGATTTTGGGCAAGAAATCCCTCTCGGAAAACGATCTAGCCGCACTCTTTGCGGAATAAAATTTATAAAATCTTAAAATAAGGAATTACAGAATATGGCACAGGCAACAAGTTACTCAGTAACATCAACACAAGGGGCAAGAGAAAATTTAGAGAATGTTTTAAAAAGCGTTTCTCCAAAAGAATGCCCTCTTTACGCAACTCTTCCCCAATCAGCCGCTCCCAAAGCGACATTAAACGAATGGCTCGTAGACTCACTTTCCGATCCATCCCTCGCCGGACAAATCGATGGCGTTGACTATGGATTGAGCGATATGAACGATCTCGTAGCTTCAAGGGCTAGACTTGGTAATAGGGTTCAGACATTACAGGACCGATTCTCCATATCAAAACAAGCTGAAATGATTGATGTAGCTCCTGGCGGGTCTTTATATGCCCAGTCAAAAGCGAAATCTCTTTTACAGCTTCGCCGCTCTATCGAAAGTGCAATCGCCGGTGGGAATGACCAGGTAGCTGGCTCTTCTACAGTCGGAAGTACCTTAGCGGGGATTGGTGTATGGAGTGATCCAACTTTCACAGGCAACACATTTGACACAAGTTTGAAGCAAAGTTTCCGTGCTGTAAGTGGTTCAAGAATTAACCTTAGTGGTATGACTGAATCCTCATTTCGTGGAATGCTCCAAGCAGTTTACGAAGCAAGTGGGAGTAAGGGAAGTTTCAAACTTTTCGCTTCGACAGGAGTTATGAATGCGGTCACAGATTTCACGAGATCCACGACTGCAAGTGGGAACTTCAGTTTCGATCAAGATGTATCCGATGGAAGCGTCCGTTTGAGTGTTGTAGATTACATCAGCGATTATGGCCAAATTTCAATAATCCCAGATTTATTTTTAGGTAAACAGACCTCGAAAGCAATCACCGGTGCAACGAATGCAAGCCCAATCGTAATCACATCAAATGGTCACGGACTTACCAGTGGTGATTCTGTAGTGATCAGCGGCGTTCTTGGAAACACAGCGGCAAACGGTACAAAGACTGTTACTGTTGTAAACGCGAACACCTTCTCAATTGGTACAGCCGGAAGCGGTGCTTATACTAGCGGAGGTGTTTTCGTAGATGCTCCTAACACAGACGAAGGAACAGTAAACACAGATCGTGCTTACTTAATTCCATCCGATGATACTCTCAGTCTTAAATTCTTGGAAGGTATAACTGTTCAGGATTTACCTGACAGCGGTGCTGGAAAAAGATCTATAACTGAGGCGATGTTGACTTTGCGTTGTGCAAATCCACGCGCTTTAGGTTCAATAGTTTAGGTTTAGTTATAGTTATTAGTGTTATTTAGGGGAGGCCGGTAAGTAGTGGCCGGCCTCCCTTTTTTCTTTAAAATATGAGTCTCAACATAATAGTAAAAGGCGGTAAGAGAAGTGGAATGTCAGGCGATGAAATGGCAAGATACTTATCGAAAAAGGTGGAAGCTGAAGCCAAGCGAGAAAAAGCTGGATATAAGCAAAGAGCATTAGCCGCTCGCAAATACGGAAAGTCTGTTGGCGGAGGGAAGAACTTCCGAGCAGTCCGATCCGTGGATGTTACTACTTATTTAAGACATGAGATTGAACGCCCCGGCTGTATGTCTGATCCCGAGTATTCTAGGGATTTCGCCAAAAAAAATCCCGAAACGGTTATAGGCAGTTAACAATTAAAATTTAAAAATCATGGCAAATTACGCAACAGCAACCTACGCAAATTTAAAATCAAGATTCCAAGCTTTAGCTGGACTCGAAAGCTTACAAACAACGGACGCGAGCTTTCTTCGTGACCTCGTTAACCGCAGAGCAAGGCTTGCCCACGAAAGATATCCTTGGCCTCAGTTTACAGTTATAGGTGAATCTATAGCTATTGTAACCGGCGATGCCAATCGTCTGAGAGTTTACGGCACATCAAAAAAGACGGCCAACGATGCAAATGTTGTTTTCCGTATTCATAAAGCCGATCCAGGTAGCACTCGTTATCCCGAGGAGTACACTTTTTATACGGAGCTGGATTCGGGCGGATTTCCATCAGTTAAAATTATCGAGCCGACAACTTTAAATGGTATAAATCTTTTTGTAACTTATCGAAAGGACCTTCGTTCTGAAATTAACAGCGGATCGGCAACTACTGGGTACTATGGTGACGAAAGTGGTGACGAGTCTGATGTTCCTAATTTTCTTTTAGACTACCTCGTTCAGGGCAGTTACGCCGATTTCCTTCGCGGGGATGGGCAGACATCGAAAGCACAGCAAGAGGAGGCAAATGCGGAGGCAATCTTGATGCAAGAGATCGATATGGTCCGCGAACAAGGCCGTCAGTTTAGAAACGACATTCTTCAGTACCGCCCACCATCCCAATTTCAAAGGCACAACATTCAGGCTGGTGGGTCTCCAGTTAATCCTGGTATCGCAAATGTTCAGTAGTTAGATGCGTACCATCGACTTTACAGCTTTAGAAAAACGCTTCCAAATGGCGGCGGGACTGGCCACCTTAACCGAGGTGGATGAGTTCTTTTTTAAACAGGCTGTAAACACTCGGGCCGATTTAGTTTGGTCGCGGATTAAATGGCCGGAATTACAGACACTTGTGGAGAAGACAGTAGCGGCAACCACTTCGCCAATAGCCGCCGACAAAGCGGTTCAAATCGATAATGCGGTAGATATTCAAGATGTATTTAAAGTCTACAATAAGAATCCGCTTACTGACCGCTCGGCCATACTAATTGATTTTCAACTCATTAATGGCTTTGTCGTTTTGCCCGCCAATTCGACACAAAGTTCAATATTCATAATGGGCAATTTAGTTCGCCCTGAGTATGGGAAAGAATCGGGTGACGAGCAAAATGTTCCAATGTTTCTAATGAACTACCTGGTTGCCGGATGCCTATCTGACTTTCTGAGGGGGGACGGGCAAACTGAGGCGGCTATGCAAGAAGAGCAGAGGAGTGAGGAATATCTAGCTTTAGAAATGGACAGAGCCGAGCGACTGGAAGGCCAAAATAAAATAACTTTTAACACCTACCCGAGCTACTCGTTCGGGGTTAACATTTTAACCACATCATAATTATGGGAATCTCAGCAATAAATGTAAACAACAGCATGGGAGCCAATGGGTCGGCCTATGTCAACGATACCGCAACAAAAACAAACGGCACAGCGGGATGGACAGCGATCCAGTTTACCGAGGACTCAGTCCTTGCCAGTTTAGTCGGCAAAATGGATGACTCAGCCGACTTAATTTCCGATGCAGTTACCTTCGCCGCTGGGCAAGTTCTGTATGTACCATGCACATCGGTTTCGCTCACTTCGGGGGCTTGCATTCTCTACAAGGGATAATCAATGCCGGATCTCGCACTAGGCTTACTAATAGGGGAGGGCGATGCAGATTCG